GTTATGGACTAATGATGTTAGCCTACCTATGAGGAATTGAAACCCAGCTTGCCTTTTTCGGCCTTAAATTCGAGTCATGAGATGTTAGCCTACCTATGAGGAATTGAAACAGCTCGTTTTCGGTGATATACCTTCTGCGTATCACCCAGATGTTAGCCTACCTATGAGGAATTGAAACATTTGTCACCATCCCACCCACCGGTACCGGATATGCTCTGCCGTGCATGAGTTGTCCTATCCGTCCATGGTGCTCGTACCTTGGCTTCGGCTTCTAGTTTCTTTGCTGCTGTATCGGCATAGGTGGTTAACGCCATCCTATGTTTTGCGGCTGCGCCTTTTAGGTTAAGTCCTTTCATGTTAATCTTTATCATCCTATCACTTCCAACTCGGCCTGCTGGCAGATGCTAAAATAATCTTCCACATGCCTAATGCGGAGGCTATACTCGTTGTAAATAAACATATCACCCTTCTTTAAATCGGCATCGTATGTTGCAAGTAGTTTTAGCACATCAGCCCCCGAATAAAATATTCCAGCATCGGACACTGTCTCACGTTGTGATTTTTTGTTGTATATCCTCACTGTCTGCGGTTCCAAGATAACTTCTTCCTCAATCTTGCCGCCGAACCCATCGTCCGTAACCGTTTTACGCGTTATGGTTATCTCGGTAGGGTCTTGGTTTATAAGCTTACGAATAAACTCTCTATAATACTTCTTATTCATCTGCCCGTGCCACCACCCCACCTTGATTTTGCCGGTACTTTTTAGCCAGCATTAAAAAGTAATTTTTCGGTGACGGGATAACAACATCTCCTAGCTTCATTTCCTCTATGCCAGCTTTTATAAGGCATAATTCCCGAGCTATAACGTATAGGTCAATACCTTCATCAATGCGGCGTTGTAATTCTTCATCTTCAAAATATGGGTAATTAGCCTCGTCTATTAACTCTTTTAACCTTTCAAGGGCTGCCATGCTCAATCACCTGCCAGTGCAGCTATTAGCTCATCCTTCTTCATCTCATTGTAACCTTCAATACCTCTTTCCTTTGCCAGTTCTTTTAATTCTGCTACCTTTAACCCTTCTAGTGAAGTCTCTTTTGCTTTTTTAAACCCTTGCCTTTTGTAAATCACATTATAAGCTCTTTCGGTTGCATAGATTATTCTTTTGCCGTTCGTGTATTTTTCCATCTAATCACCCCTAAAAGCAAGGTAGCAGGGATTACCCTGCTACCTCCGGAGTTAATGCTGCGAATGCCTCGTCCTTTATCGGGAGGAACCCCATTCGCATAGTAGCCTTTATCGCAATCATATCGTTTTCTGCCAAAGACAACGGTTTCCCGTCCCCCATGGTCACGCTTTGGAGAGTTGCTTCAGTAAGAGTTTCATACTCTATACCCTGTCTTATGCCCACCAGTGAATAGTTCCAGTTCGCTGCTATTACCTCTGCCTTTTCTTTGTCCCATGCGTTATTCCTTACAAACTCAATGGGATTATTATAAAACTCGTTCTGATTGGTTCCTGCAGCAAACAACGGAGCACCGTTGCCGTCCCTCAACTTTCGGAGGGAGTTTTTTATGCCATAATGTGCTGCGAACCCGTTCACGTCATGCCCGGCATCCTCGATTAAGGCCATTACATCCGATACGTCAAGGTCAAGCTTACCTTCCCCGTTTGTACCTACAGCTACTTTGTTCCCTGCTTCATTTATTATTCCGAATATGTTTTTTGCAAACGGAGAATTAATACCGAACAGACAGGCTGCATCTATTGCGGTGTAAAATGCCTCGGCAATAGCGGGCCTCATTTCACCGAATACGTCTATAGTAGTATCGTTCAACTTCTCCTTTGTAACCGGGACAATAACAGCCAGCTTTTTGGCCTCCATCTCGGGGAATATCCAGGTTGCTACAGATGTCTGTATCCTTTCAGCTTCCCCTACCCAGTATGCACCGGGCCCGTCGGTCATTACCGAAAACTGCTTCGTGTCACTCGTCATAGGCTCAACCTTCGACAGCCGGAGAATAGACGAACCCCTCGCTACATCTTTTATTATCTCCGCTGCCAATTCCACCGGTACAAAACCGGTAAGGTTATCCTTCAAATATTTTTCGTCTGCCATCTTTCATACCTCCTATTATTATCGTTTTGCCTGTACCTCCCGGATAGCATTTATAAAGTCTGTTGCTGATTTGCCGGGAGCAGGCTTTTTGTCCTTTGCACCACCGCCCTTGCTACCGCCAGTACCCTCCGGGTCGGTATCCTTGAACAGATATGGCTTCTTTTCTTTTAAAGCCTTAATCTGTTCTTCAAGGCCGGTGATTGTGCCATCATCTGCAAGCGTGATACTGTCCTGCTTTAGGTGAGGTAGTATATCTTCTACATCGTTAGGCCCTGCTTTAAGCACAGCCAATTTAATAGCATTTAGCTTTCTGGTTTTAGCAAGCTCGGCTTCTTTATCCTTTATTTGCTGTTTCAGGGCCTCTATCTGCCCGGTGATGTCGTCATTATCTTTGACCTTTTCCTTCAACTCGCTCAACTTTTTATTAAGCTCATCTACCTGGGTCTTATACTGTTTCTTTTCTTCGTTGAGGTCGTCAAATTTCTGCTTAGGTATCCAGCGGCCATCAGATACTATATCAATTTTTGTATCACCGAGCTTCTCGGTTACCTGTTTGTATAGTTCCTCACCCAATATTTCTGCCAGTGTTTTCATCTTTTTTCCCCTCCTATTTAACCTTTTTTAACCGGTCGGCTCCGGCAATAGCTTACGTTTTTGTACGGAACCTTTAAAACCGCAAAATTGAAAGGCCGTTTGGCCTTTGCAAGCCTTTTATATAATTGAACTATCTATCCTTAATAGCTTCCGCAGCATTGCGTTGCTGTTAAGCTGAATTAACATTTCTTTTAATCCTCCTAATATATCCACGACGTTGTCATACTCATCTTCTTTTACCTCTTTAACTAAATAATAATCATAATGCTTATGCACCCATCCCCATGTATTGTCCTGATATTTCCCCTTTTGAGTTCCATTTATAAAATGCACAATTATATCTTGCCAATCCCTTTTGTGTATCGCTATACAAGCATAGACTTTATCAGCCTTCCCCTCCAAAACCTTCTGCACTGCATTATAATGACATTTGTAATTGTAAGGCATATCTCCTAAAACAAACCTATCATCCTCTAGCTTGGGATAGTTAGCTACAACGTAATCATATATCCTTGACTTAATCCTCCTTATATATCTCTGTTTAATCCATCCCATACCTTGACCTCCTGCAATAAAAAACACCCGTTAAGGTGCTTAATAGACAATTCTCTTTTCTACCTTTGTTTTTAATTCATCCATATCCCTGCCTATTTCTTGCTTTAGTTTACTGATAGCCTCCAAATCCGTTAATGTCCTTATCTTTGCCTGTTTACGTCTTATGTTCCTATCGGTTTGAACCTCTCCCACTTATAGAAGTGGGAGATTCTCGCTTCATCAGCCTCGTAACCTACTACCTCCACGAGCCTCACTTTCGGGCGGTTCCCGCCCTAGTGTATTTTTATATAACTTAATCCTAGTTCTTTTAATCCTTGTTTAAGTATATTGTTTGCAGCATTAATATCTCTATGATGAACAGTACCACAATTATCACATACCCATTCTCTTATACTTAAACATCTGACTTCTTTGTTAACAAAACCACATTTACTGCATGTTTGACTTGAAGCATACCATGGATTAATTTTGTGGTACGTTCTGCCGTACCATTTGGCCTTATACTCTAACATATCACAAAATCTACTCCATGTAGCATCGCTTACTGCTTTGGCTAAATGGTGATTCTTTAACATACCCTTTACATTCAAATCTTCAGAGATTATCACTTGGTTTTCGTGAATAATCGCTGAAGATAGTTTATGAAGAAAATTATTACGGATATTGGTAATTTTTTCATGTAGCTTTGCTATCTTTTTTGCGTGTTTTTTATAACGGTTACTGCCTTTTTGTTTTTTAGCCAATTTTCTCTGAAGTTTAGCTAACTTTCTTTCGTATTTGTATAATGTTTTAGGATTTTCAACAATTTCACCTTCTGATGTTACAAGATAATATTTTATCCCCAAATCAAAGGAAATCACCTTATCTGTTGGTGGCAATTGCTGAATTTCTTCTTCTACTAACACAGAGATGAAATATTTATCTGTATTTGTTTTAGTTATAGTACAAGATACTATTCTACCAGAAAAATTTCTGCTGTTTCTAAACTTAACCCAGCCTAATTTTGGTAATTTTATCTTGTTTCTTTCTATCCTTATGTTATTGTTAACATTCTGTGTTCTATAAGATTGTTTCGGGTTCTTTTTGCTCTTGAATTTAGGAAAACCATGACCATTATTAAAGAAATTATTGTAAGCATTATCTAAATCTTTTAACGCCTGTTGCAATGCTATACTATCTACCTCTCTTAACCATTGGTATTGTTGTTTAAGATTAGGCAAATCATTAGCACATGCGTTATAATTCAATGTTTTACCTTCATTTTGGTATATTTCGATGCGTTTGTTAAGATAGTAATTATATGCAAACCTACAGCAACCTATTGTCTTATGGATTAATTCTCGCTGTTTTTTATTGGGATATAATCTGTATCTGTAAGCTCTTAACATACTATCACCACCATGATTATTATATCATAGTGTTATCACCTTGTCAACTATATGTTATAGTGATATAATATTAGTGAGGTGGTGATAGTATGGCTATATCACAAGACAAGGTGAGGACAATTATCACAATACCTAAAGACCTTAAGAAAAAGCTAGAGAAAATAGCTAAGCAGGACAATAGAAGTTTTAACAACCTAGTTATTAAAATTCTAAAAGATTTTGTTAGCAATTCATCTCCCACCTAAAGAGGTGGGAGTCTTCTTGCTTATTTACGATAAAATGCAACGTATTCTTTGTTGCAATGAGGACAACGGAAATAGGTTTTCTCTATACCTCTATTTAGCTTGTCTAGCTCAAGCTTTGTTATTCTAAACTCTTTACCACAACCGCCTTCGCCATCACATCTTGCTAATAATGATTTATCCACGACATTCCTCCTTTAGCCGTACAACCTTGCATTACTCACACGCTAAAACGTTATCCGGCTAAAATCTATTTCTCCTTTTTTGTATTTACTGCAAGTTTCTTTCCCATTAGCAATATTCCTTGGAATTGTACCGTATGCGCTACACTCTAAACCTTCCCCTCGGTTTTTACACTTATGACACCTATAGACACCGGCACTTGCACCAAGCTTATCGTCTATGTCCCAGCGTTCTGTTAATGACAGCCTTTTATTTTCATTCACTAACTACCATCCCCTTTAACCTTTTAATACCATCACTATCTACCCACTTTTCCTCCACAATAACCCTAGCCCCCGGTTTAAATAACAGTTCACTCTCCCAAGCATCGTTTACGGCAGTGTCTACAAAAAGGGCCTTTGTCCCTTTGTTCGCTTTTAATTCGGCAATTATTGCCCTATCTCTTTTTCTTTCAGCAAAACTTTCGGCTATACGATTACTTAGGCTTGTAGACATAAAAGCATCTTCTGTCAGTACGTCACCGACTTCTAATTCATCCCATGTAATCCCTTTTAACCACGACGTTGTAGTACCCCTAACGACTATAACATCTTCTTTTAGTTCTACCTTTGTTATGCATTCCTTCAGGTCATTTATTATTCTTGTATGCTCTTCGTCCAGGTGTTCATGTTTACCGCGGAGAAAATTGTTTATTGTTCTATATGAGGTTCCCTGATATACTTCTGCCGCATAAATATGTTGTCTATTCAAATTTGCCCTATAGTATTCTTTATATATATCATCCATTTCGATTTTGATTTCTCTTGGGTGCTGATTAAGCCTGTCTTTGTATTCCTTAGCTAATTTAATTATATCATTTTTTGCACCCTCTGGTCTAGCTCTACCAAGCGTTTCAAAGAATTCGTCCAGCTCTGGATTTTCCCCTTGCACCCATGCTTTGAGCTCATCTGCTATCTGGTCAAACGACTTAGATATAACCGGATACGTCACACATAAACATTGCGGATGTGATATTGGCACCTCATCTACCGGGAAATTACCCACACCTAACCCGTACCAGTTTTGGTTTGCGTACACGTCACACTCGTCCTCGCCCCATCGGGCCACTTGCCTTGCGTAATGCTCTCCGGATAATTCCCAATGTATAGCATCAACAAATGGGTTACGCTTGGCACTTTCATATTGGCTCTCTCTGTGAGCATGGGTGATAGATGTTCTCGCCAATCGCTGTGCGTTATAGTCCACTTGCTTTGTTCGTAGCTTCGGGTACACGTTCCCCCAATCCCAGGGCCTTCTACTTTCTGGTTTAACAAACGCCTCTAAATCCTTTGCTAGCTCTACTGCACTTTTTTTCTCTGCTATTCCTCGTTTAAGTATATAATCTATGTCCTTTTCAAAGTCATTAGTATAATTCCAAATCCTTTCCGATAGCCCTTTCCCATCGCGGTATAAATCACCTTTTAATATCCAGCCTAAAACATCATGTGGCACCTGTGAAAACATTTCCGTGAAATGGTTACCCAAATCTATTCCGGCCTTTCGTTGTGCCATCTTAAAAAGCTCCAAGTCCGGCCCTACAGCATTCTTTCCTGCCTGCTCAATGCTTTCCCTTATGCCTTCGTTCAACTGCCGATGCAGGCTGTCCCGGGCGGCTTTAACCTGCTTCATATAGTCGGTCACCCAGCGTTTGTTCAGGCTTTTTTCGCCAGACTTCTCCGCAACCTCTGCAAGCCCCCTAATAGTATCTTCGTATATTTTCAGTATTTCCCGCTGTTGCTCTAGTGTTAACTTTAACGTCTTTTTTCTGGCATTCAGAACCAAATCCTTATATTTCATCACCTAGTTCACCTTCTACCGCCCGGGTGAAATCGTCCTTCAGCATCTCCTGTTCAAGCCGTATCTGTTCAAGCTCGCTGTCAACGTCCTCATAATCGCCCCACTTTTTCATATACGCCTTCCGGCTTCGTAACTGTGCAGCAACTTCTTCCATGTCAATCCTCTTGTCGTCAGCTTCATCCTCGGGTATCGGATAATACCTATGGATTTCAAGAGTGGTTTCATATTTCGCCACCTTACGAGCTCCGTACAGGTTGTAAACATCAACCATACGGAATATATAATCAACCATCTGTTCTAGGGCAGGCCCCCACTCCGTCCAGTCCTCGTCACATGCGGCCATCAAGCTCCAATATAAGGCCTTCATGCTCTTGCCCGATTGCATAAGACCTTTTAATTGCTCTAGGCCTACATTCGGAATTTCAAGGGTGTCGTACATATCATTCTTAATACGGTTTACCGTATCGGCAAACTTATCCGCATAAGTAAACCTGCTTTCAAGCCTCTCTGCCGGATGTTAGCCTACCTATGAGGAATTGAAACTGAAA